TATTCTGCCCACTCATGCATACCATGTGGTGCCGAATTGTTTCCACCACCTGAGAATGTTCCTGTAGATAATCCTGCTAAAGTTGATAATGTATGAGGTGCACTTTGACCACCTATTTCAGCTGCTATAGCTGCTATTGTTATACTTGAACTTGGTACTGGCATTATTGTAACCTATATGTTGATTTAAATTCGTAAAAACTCTTTATACTATTATTTATGGTTTCTGTAGTCATGGAATCTTGTCCTCTTTTAACTGCTGCAATCCATTCCATTGCTGCAGGTGAAAGTTTAGCTGCCCATGTTGTTAATTTGCCTGCAATAGATGTATCTACTTTACCGTCAAACTCATTTTTTATTTCGTGGAAATTTCTAGAAGGTACTGCAGCCTTTAAGAATTTCTTAGCCTTTTGAGCTCCATTCCAAGCAAACTCGACAACATTTGGTGGAATTGTTCTTGATCTTTGTTGATTTCTTTTTTGTGCTGTTTCTAAACTTGTTTCTATGAATATTACTTTAATATCATATTTTGCAGCTGCTAATTTCTTTATTATTTTAATAGTTTTCTTTTGATCTCCTGATGTTGAATCAATAATTACACCCAATCTAGCATCAATAGTTGATGATAATCGTTTATCTGTTAATCCTTTTGCTGCCATTCTAGCTACTTCTCGTTCTTCAAATTCATCAGCTGGCATCTTCAATGAAAGACCTTTCTTTTTCATTAACATAGTAAAAAATTGATCTGAATTAACTACTCTTAATCCCATTGTAGCTAATCCTAACTTCTGTGCTACATAAGACTTACCACTACCAGGTCCGCCTGCTAGTATAATTGCCTTAAATATTCCAGGATCATTGACACCTTCATCTAAGACTAGTGTTTCTTCTTTGTAATTAAGTATATCCATATTTTCTCTTTGCCATAGTCATTGCTGTTGCATGCATTACTTCATCAGCTCTTTCACCATATCTTTTTTTGAAATCATCTCTCTCTGATTTTAATTCTTTGTACATCTTTTCTTTATAGGCTAATACTTTTTTGGGTAAATCTTCTTGTTCTCTCCATGTTGATATTTTTCTCCAATCAACTACTGGCTCATAAGGTGTAAAGTCTTGTGCATACTCTCTACCTTCTTGTGAACCCCATTCATGTACTTGTGGTACATGAGTATCAGTATATACTTCATACATAAAGTCTGGAAACATTTCACTAACACCCATTCCTTTTCTAACAGCTTGATATAATTGTGATCCTAGTCTATAGCCTCTAGGCAACGCCTTAATGAATTCATCTTCCTGATCTGAATATGCTAAATGTCTCATTTTAGATGCTGACATTCCTGATACACCTTCTGAATCTGGGTCTCTTTCTCCGGCTGATACAACTTTAATTGATTCAAAATTATAATATCCGTGTCTTGATTTAACTCCATTATATTTATATAATAATGTTTCAAATTCTTTTATTCTATCTGACCCAACTACCATCTTAACTTTTCTGTATCCTTTATTATATAAATCTACAACAACTTCAAAAACTGTTCTTGCTTTAGATGGCATTACATTAATACCTCTAGGTAACATCGGATTCATAAATTTACGAATCTGTGCATTTGTTAATGGATTCTTTTTCTTGTCTGTTGTATGAGTAGTAAATATCATTACAGGATCACTTCCAGAAACACTTTTCATCTTAGCTGCTAATTTCATGTGTCCAACTGTTGGTGGATTAAATCTACCAAGTGTAAATGTAACTCCTTTAACTGAAGCTTCTCTAATGTCTTTAAAATCTTTTAGTTCTTTCTGTTCAAATCTAATCTGTAACATTTTTTCTAATGTTCTTTTTTTCTGTCTAGAAAAATGTTGTATTTCTCCAGCTATTATATTTCTATCATCTTGTGGAAGTGACTTAATCCATTTAATAAAAAAATCATATCCTTTTTTTGATTCTTTAATACCTTGTAAAGCAAGTTGAAGAATATCTTTTGGTAAACCACGAGTAACACTCATTGATTCTAATGCTTTTAATACTAATTTATTAAAATTGTCTTGTGCTTTTGTACTCATATTGTCTCTATTCTTAAAACTAAGTCAGTTTTTCCTTTTATTAATCTATGATACATCATTTTAGGTATTTCAAATATTTGTTCTTCTCTTAGTAACATTGGTAATTTCATCTCAAATTGAAACTGCCAACCTTCTCCCTCTAATACTGTTACTCTCCTTTTCTCTCTGTCTCTATGCCATACAAATTCTTCTTTAGCATGTTCTACACTAAAAACTCTCTGTTCACCATCTTCAATATATGGATTACCAGAAGAAGTTTCCACCACCTTTTAATCCCAAATCTTTAGCATAATATGGTAATCTACAACTCCAATATCGAGCTGTTGTTTTATCATTTGCTGTATCGCAATTATGTCTAGCTGCAAAGTTCTTTCTAGCTTCAGGATCATCTATCTTAACTGATAAATTAGCTCCTCCACCTTTGGCTCCAAAAGTTACTTTCTTAACTTTATCTCCATCTTTAACATAGACATAGAATTTTTTAGGTCCACCTTTTTTAGGCTTATTTAATTCTTCTTCTTCAACCATTGGACTATCTAAAGGGACATGCTTCCCTTCGTATAAACCAAAATCTATATGTTCTAAAAATGTTTTCATATTATTTATCCCAATTCTTTGCTACAGTAAAGTTATTAAAACTAAACTCTAATTTATCTACTATTTTAACAGCTCCTCCTGTGTGGTCAATAGCAACATAACCTTCAGGGTTTACAACTTTTAATCCAGTTGGTGTTTTAACAAAAGTTCTAGCTAGTCCTTTAACTTCATTTAATTTTCTAACAATCATTAATTTTGCTTGTACTAAATGATTAATAAAATCTACTACATTTTTTAATGCATTAGTAGCCTTTCTAATTTCTGCCAAATGTCTTTTTAAATTCTTTTCACCTTTATTTTTAATCCACCAATCGTTAAAATGTTTAAAATACATTTGAATAACTTTTCCAGAAGCTGGTAACTTTTTACCTGCTCTAGTATATGTATTTAGATAAGTTTTAAAACTAACTCCCGGTGGAACAGTATCTTGCCATCTTAAAAACTTATTGAAACTACCTGCATCAATTCTTTGAAATTGTTTACCTGCATCTGATAATAATTTAGTTATTGCAACTGTATCTTTAGCTGTGAAATTACCCTTACCTGAAATATCTTTAAATGTCGCATCATCTTGCCAGACTCTATTTGATTTACTAGGTATCTTAGCTCCAAATGAAGCCTTTAAATTTTCTATTGAATCACCTTTATATGTTGTGTGCCAAACAACTCCTATCTTAGATGATTTAATTTTGTTTCCAAGTTGACTATCTTTAGCTACAGCATACATAATTGTATTTGGTGTAAATGTATAATATGATTCTCCATCTATATCTGTTGAAGATATATCATCAGTAAACATTAAATCTCCTTGTAATATTTCAGTCATTCCCAATTTACTAAACTCTGCCAATGCTACTTTAAGTTTCTTAGCTAATTCTCCACCCTTATCTGCATCTATGTCTGCGTTTGTATGATAATATGCTGTGTCTGCCTTTCTTTTACGAAATAAACTTTTTGTAGCTACAAAGAATTTGCCCGTTTCAGGATGCGGCCCTGCAATTACTGCTGGAGCTCCGTCCCATTTAACTGTTACATTTAACTTTGACTTTGAACTACCAGCAAACATATCTCTTAATGCTTGAAGGAAGTTTATTGAACTCCTTCCACCAGCAATACCAAAATTTAGAATTTCATCTTCAAGATGTTCTAAATGTAAATTCTTTCCTGCTGCTTCTGTTAAAAATTCCATTATTCTAATTTCATGTGTGCTGCTGACCATTCAGACATTGATTTTCCGTATTTAAGTAATTGTAATGCTAATTTTCTAGCGTCTCTTTTATTCATTGAAGAAATTATTTGACATAACATTAATGTTTGAAATCTTGAATTAATAACTGCTTTACCTTTGTTCTCTGGTAAATTTTCTTTATTCAACATATCAATAAAATTCTTTTCATTCTTGAATGCATTATTGTAATTATTCTTTTGTGCACCTCTAGCGAAAGATAAGTTTTTTCCTTTTATAATAGTCCAAGCTGTTTTTACTTTTTTATATTTCTTTAAACCATCTTTTGTTAGTGAGTACTTACCTGTGTTTCTATTGTAATCTAATATATCAGCTCCACCTACGGCTGTAATTTGACTTTTAAAATTTTGACCAGTAAATTGATCTAATAAAGTTAATTTAACTTTACCTTGAACTGCATCTGCTCCTTTTTTCTCTGCTTCACCAGTAATTACATCAGTAGCTTTACCACCAAATATTCTAAATCCTAAACTTATTCCATCTAATCCAGGACCTTCAAATTCAATCGTAGCTGCTAATGCCCATAATTTACTCATTTTTAAATTTATCTTTTTAAGATCATATGGTTCTTTTTCTTTATCATAATTAATATAACTAAGTTTACCAGAACCTTTTTTAAGTGAAACACCAATAATACCACTAACACTCTTTATTGATTTATAACAAAAATTATTTAAATCTGTTAATGTTTTATGAGTAGGTAAACTACCATATTCTAACCAAATATCAGCAGGATTCCATTTATCTAAATCTAATGTATCATTAAAGTTTTCTTTATATAAAGCTTTCGCTTGAACATTTATTGGATATTTAGTGTAATCTTTAATATATCTTTTTGGTGGAGTAGTTCCTAACTTTTGTATCAAAACATTAACTTGTTTTCTATGAGATAGAAACCATGATGGTTGTTCTTCCATATAAGCTACTAATGCCATAGCTTTCTTTTTATCTAAACCTACTTTAGAATAGACTTTAGGATCAATCATTTTTACTTTAATATCTTCTTCTTCATCTTTAGCACCATGTTGTCTAGCTGATAACACTAATAAAAAAGATGTTTCATTATCGTTTGTTGAAGTTGTTCCTCTAGCTACTTTACCTGCTAAATGAACTGAATATACATCACCATCAAATTCAAATTCAAACATATCAAATGCTGAACTTTGGTTCTTACCTTGTAATGGTTTAATAATTTTAATATTTGTAGCTCCCATATCTTTATCAAGTTTATCAGCAAATTGTTGTGAAGTCAAGCTTCCTGTATTTCCAATTCTTCTTTTATTAGATACAACTTCTAAACCACTATCTAAATCTGCTACTTGTTGTTGCATAGCTCCTAAAGTCATTTCTAAATTTAATGTTGGTTTTGATTCTTTTTGTAATCTATATAATTCATCACCCAATCTATGTCCAAATTCTGTATCTGAAGGATAATGTGCCCCAGCTACTTGTCTCCCTTCTCCTATATCTTCACCAATTCTTATGATGTTTGCTCTATGTTCAAATGGAGCTTCGTCTGCTACTAATTTAGCTACTAATCTTCCATGTGTTGCGTGTCCTGATGGATAAGAAGGTGTTTCTGCTGTCTTTAATGGAAAAAATGTAAAACCTATACCTAATTTATCAGCTAAAGCTTTAGGTCTAGGTCTGTTATAAAATCTTTTAAGTGATAAAACAATAGGATCTGCTTGATCTGAAATCTCTTTAATTGTGTCTAAATCAACCTCTAAATTATGTTTCTCAACATAATTTCTGAATGCTTTCATTACTTTTGTGTCATGCATTCGCATATCTGTTTCCCATTGATCACGGAATTCTTGTAATCCAATTAGATATTGAATTTCATCAAAAGCAACTTTTGATGAATTACTTGGGGGTGGATAACCCTGCCAACCATCAAAATCAAACATTAAAGCTAGATCAGAAGGCTTGGCCATCTGCTTTAATCGTTTTTTAGATAGTGGAATGTTATGAGTAAGCTTATCTAACTTATCATTTACAGGTTGTTCGCTGATTAATTGTCCGAATGACTTCATAATCAGTATTTATGTTTATATTACTTTTGAATTTTGTGGGATTTAAGAAACTGGTCTATTTCTTCTATTTTTTCTAATAATTCCAGTTGTCTTTCTTTTGATTCGTGTAGTTTTTTAAGCAAAATAAGTTCTTTTCTCAATTCAACTTTTGTATTGAGTAAATCCATTAAAGGTTTTTCTTTAATGAGGCCTTTCTTATCCTGCGTTGATAATGTCATTTAATTCTTTTATAGTTTCATCAGCTGTCTTATGTAGAATTCCAATTCCACCAGCTTCTACCCAGCATTTAATGTTTCTTTCTCTATCGTCAATCAAGACAGCTTTCTTATGTGCAAATGCTGCTTTCTGACTACCTTTAAATGTTGGAATAACTATCCAATGTGGGTGTACATGCCTTCTTATCCAAGCTATTTTGTCTTGAATTACAAGAGTTCTATTTACTGTTCCTGCTGCTGTTAGTATTTCAGTATGAATACCTGAATTCATACAATAATCAACTAATTTCCAAGCATCTGGTAATGGTTCAAGATTTAAGAATAGTCTTTGAGCTGTTAATTTTCTCTTTTCTTGATCATAAACATCTTTCTTATCTTTTAAGTCAACTTTATGGCCAAGAGCTTTCGTTAAGCCTGATTCAAAATCAGCCAATACACCATCTTGATCTAAAAATATTTGTCTTACTTTCATTTTTTCTCCTAATAAGGACAATCTGGAAGTTCTTCAACTCTTTTACTGACAACTAAATCAACAAGATTATCAAAGCTTAAATATGAAGCTTCGTAAATACTCATTTTTAATTCAGAAATCAGTTCAAGTCTATTTAACTTCTCGACATCTATTAAGATGTTTTCAGCATTTGTTTCATTTACTATATTACTCATTATGTTACTATTATAACAAAACTGTACCCGCGGTATCAATACTTAAAATCTTCTGTTTTTTCACTACTAATTCTTTCACCCACAGCTGTTTGATCCATTACAGGTCCAATATCAACTAATTCATCTTGAGCAGACTGTTCACAATCAAACAATCTCATTTTAGCTCTATCTACACCAACAACAAATCGTCTATGATATGTAGGATCATTATATCTATTCTTTAACTGTTTAACCATTACTTGATCTAATTCTTGTAAATCTTCTGTAGATATCAAAGCAAACATAAAGTCAGCAGTAGCAGGTAAACCAAATGATTCTGATGTATCTTCTAATCCAACATCTGTTGATACAAATCCTGTTCTATTTGTTTGAGTAGCTGACATAATTGGAACATCAAATTCTACAGCAAGTCCTCTCATTTCTTCTGCAATACTCTTAACATAAGTGTAAGTATTTACATTACTACCAGGTCTTACTCTAAATGAAGCACATATATTTAAATAATCTATGAATATAACATCAGGTTTAAAGTTTTTCTTTAAATCTAATTCTTGTAATAAGTGTCTTATATGTCCTGAATGAGCTGAAGCTGTTGGATATTCTTTGACAATTAATTTACCTTTTGTTTTTTCTTGAACTCTTTTGATCTTCTTTTTATACATTGACTTCGGTAAATCTTGTAAATCATTTAATGATATGTCTAATAGATTAGCATCTATTCTTTCAGCAATCTTTTCCTCAGCCATCTCTAGAGTAATGTATAAAACATTCTTACCTTGTACTAAACAACTAGCAGCAACATGACACATAAACAAAGATTTACCAACACCTGTCCCAGCCATACAAATATTCAATGTCTTATTCGGCATTCCACCTTTTGTTATTTTATTCATTAACTCTAAATCAAAAGGAACTCTTTCTTCTTCTGTATGATAAAAATCAAATCGTGGTTCCCAATCATCTAAGAAATCATGTCCAATATTTGTATCAAAAGATACTGATAAAGCATCTCTTAAAATATCTGGAATTTCTCCTTTACTACCATCACTCTGAATAATCTCAATAGAATTCATCACTCCATTATAAACAGCTCTATCTTTACACCAAGACTCTGTTGAATCTTCTAACCAATTTTCTGGTGTAGTTGATGTATCAGATTTAATTTCACCTACAAGTCTAATTGTATCTGAAAGTAATTGAGCATCAATATCATCTTTTTCATCAATGTCAATTATTAAAGCTTCAGGCGTAGGAACAGATTTATACTTTAAAAAGTATTCTTTAATTTGTTTGAATAGGAACTCCTCGTCCCTCTCTTGAAAAAATTCTGATTTTATGTAAGGTAATACTTTTCTAGTATATTCTTCATTCTGTATCAGATTTTTGAGTATTGTCTGTTCTAATCTCGTTGCCATATAAAAATTCCTGTTTCGCGGCCTCATTAATTTTATCCAATACTTCTTCTGTAAAGTATTTTTCTGGATTATTGTTTATTGTTTTACTAAATTGAGTAGTACCATCAGGTAATTCAACTCTTGTAGATGATTTTTTAAAGATACCATATTTAATAGCTAAATCTAAAAGGCCATAATGTCTGTCTAATCCTTCTTCATATTTTAACATGACATCTACCATTTTATTTTCAACTGTTAATCTTGATTTCTCATTCTTACAATGAATTATATTACCTACAACTTCTGTACCTTCTTTCTCTTTTTTCTTTGATAAAAAGATAATAGATGAAGCAGCATATTTAAGACCACTTCCACCACCCATAACTCGTTTAGCAAATAATCCCATTTGATCGTAAGTATGATTTGTTACGATTAATGGAACTCCAGCTTTACCTAGTTTAAGTGTTAAAACTCTAAATGTACCTTTCACTAATTGTGCTCTAGTCATATCTCTAGTTTCAGCACCACTAGCTGTATCTTCAATCTCTTTCGTAGTAGATAACATACCAAGAGAATCTAAAACAAACAACATTTTCATTTCTGTTTTATCTTCTATGTACTGATCTAAAATACGAATAGATTGCGTTCTAAATTCTTGAACTGTTGTAACAGGAACAATGACTATTCTAGAAGAATCAAT